ATAGAGGATAGCTTCCTGTACAAAGTGGCTTTACTCATATTTAATTCAGATGCAAAATCTGTAACAGAGAACTCGGGATTCTCAATATGATTCTCAACAATCTTAATTGCATTATCGAGAAACACCTCATCAGCCGAAATGGAAGTAACCTTAGCGGGCGTTACCTGAAGATCATTCAGAAACTTCCTTTGAAGAAGCTTCCGTGATTCAATAATATTGTGCACCCTTGTTTCTAATATTTTTGGATTAATCATTTCTATAACATTTCCCTTATATAACACTACTATTATTCTTTTTAATATGCCTATCTGATTAGCAGCTAGCCCCAAACCTCTATTTTTTAATAAAATACCTTTCATATTATTTACTGTAGTTATTATATTATCAGTTATTTTTTCTACTTCTTTACATTCGGTAGTTAATACAGGATTACCTATCTTCACAATATCCAAATTCAACATTTGTATCTCCTCAATTCATTACAAATAATTATCCTTATTAGTCTTTGGCAGAAAAAACATTTCATTGTATCTAGTATCGTGTTTATACCCTAATTCTTTCATTTTTTCTACTGATTCTTGGAAAACCCCTATAGAACCAGGACCATCAAAATGCCCGCAACAACAACCCCCCGTCAATATACCATTCTGCCATAAATGCTTAATCTCATCTACTAAACATCTATCTATTACAATATCTTCTTTATATTTGCCAGGAACACAGTTATAAGGTATATCTATGTAATCAGGTACTTTTACAACTGTTATATCCTCCTTTTCACACATTCTTAAAACTCATCTCCCTCTCTTACTTCAATTAAACTATTATCCATAGCTTTCCTAATATCCACTGCTTCATTTATTGCTTCTTTCCTAGTTTCCCCTTTACCACTATAACCAACCATATCAACAAATTCTGCACCCCATGTTACATTATATTCCTTATCCACTATCGGGAATAATCTTAATTCTTTATTATCTACCCTCACAGTTTCTTCTTCCAATATTTGTTTTAATTCATCTTGTAGTTTAACAAGTAATACTATTTTATCTTCTAAAGATATAGGGATAGTATGTTTATCAGTATCACCATATTTATTTGATTTTTCTATATTTATAGCAGAAATTCTATCTCCTTCCATTTCCAAATTAATATCAAAATAATCATTAATTTCTTCATGATAAAAAGATAAATTAAAAACATCATCAGGATATAAATCAATATTAAATCTTATTACTGCTTCATTTTCTTCATCAACTATTACTGGATTTGTTACTTCATCATATGTATTCTTAATCTTATTAACAATATCAAAATCTATTTTATATTTTTCTGGTTTTCCTTCTAAAGCTAAATACAATTCAATTCCATTTTCTGTATATAATTTCAAAACATCTATTAATTCAATTACTTTCATCCTAATTCCTCCTAATATCTTCAATTAAATCACAAATTCTTACCAGACAAGTTCCACACAAATCAAAGTTTTCATAACCATATTTTTTATTCTTAGGTTTAGCATTCTTTCCATATACTTCTAAAACACCTTTGTTGGTTTCCATATAACCATTAACTTCTTTAATTTCACTATCACATACATCACAGATTAATTTTTTTGCCACTGTATTCACTCCTATAATAAAATATTTTTAACAAATTCTAAGTTTTCATACTAACCACCTATGTCTATACCTTCCAAATATGTTCTATTAAAATAAATTTAACACTTATCGTACCACCTCCAATTTTAAATATTATAAAAATATAAATAAAAAAGCCCCAGACAAATTACAATAAAATATCCTTCTGTTTTAGGATATCCATCTCCCTCCAACCTCCTCCTTGCATTTATCTGGGGCAATAATCTAAATATAATTATCCACAAATAGTTTTATGTATATATCAATAATAACAAAAAAGATTAATAATGTCAAGAAAAATAAAAGACAAATTAAAATAATCTTTGTTGTTTATACAACTTATTACCTGTATCATAATTTTTGTTCTTACCTTTAGGGTAAGGTTTTATTTCTCGTAAATCATCATTTTCAATAATTTCTAACATTTTCTTCTTATCCTTTTTACTCCCCACAAAATAATAATACCGTGCTTTACCACTTTCAGCTTGAATAAATTCTTCTACATCATCTTTTGTTAAACCACTATCACCCCAATACCCTCTAGGATGTATTTCTCTACCATCTTTCAACTTAACTCTAGTCATAGCACATCTACCTAATCCAGTATACAACCAGTTGGTTGCTTGATATATATAACCATAATGTCCATGATTAGGGTCTGCAAATGAAATTAAAACACAGGGAGAAGGCATCAACTTTATACATCTGCTGACAAAATAACTTAAAGCATTTTTTGGTAAATCATCTTCAGTTATTAACCTATTTAATTCATATAAATCATATGGTTTCCATCTGTCATGTTCTCTATGATTAACAGATGGTCCGAAAGTACAAACCCCCACTAATTCATCTTTTCTGTATAATCCGAATGCATACTGTATTGGTGGCATCCTGTGTGCATAATGTTTCTTTAATATCCACGGTTTAGCTTGTTTTTGTGGTATAATATGTACTTCAAATTCTTCTTTAATTGACAAAACTAAACCACCTCTTAAACAGGATTTCAAAATAACCTCTGTTGTTTATGTAATTCTTTACCAGTATCATAATTTTCATTTTCACCTTTAGGATAAGGTAATTCTTCAAACCTTAACATGTCTTTCATCTTTTTCTTTTCCCTCTTATTACCTACAAAATAATAATACCTATATTTACTGGATGTTGTTCTTGAATCCACTATTTCTCCTGTTTCTATCATTTCATCAATCAAATCAGGATTTTCCCTTTTCCACAAAGAACGTTGATGTCTTATTTTACCATCACGCATTTCATATTCCTTTTGCCCAGAACCACCCATACCTGTATAAATCCAATTAGTAGCTTGATATATATAACCATGATGCCCTGCTCTACTATCAGCATATGAAATTATTACACAAGGAGATGGCATCATTTTTAAACATTGACTGACAAAATAACTTAAAGCGTTTTTTGGTAAGTCATCTTCAGTTATTAATCTATTTAATTCATATAAATCATATGGTTTCCAAGCTTCTGTTTCTTTATAGTTAACTCCAACACCAAATGTACAAACTCCTACTATTTCTTTCCCTTTATATAATCCAAATGCATAACTTATTGATGGCATCCTTTGAGCATAATGTTTTTTCAAAATCCATGGTTTAGCTTGTTTATTTGGTATCGATTGAACATCAAATCTATCCTTTACACTCAACATACCACCTCATTAAAATAACCTCTGTTGTTTATATAATTTATCACCTGTATCATAATTTTCATTTTCACCTTTAGGGTAAGGTAATTCTTCATACCTTAACATGTCTTTCATCTTTTTCTTTTCCCTCTTATTACCTACAAAATAATAATACTTGTATTTTCCTTCAGGAGTTTCAATTATACCTCCAGCTTGTCTGAAATTTTCTTTCAAAGTTTTTTCAGGGTCATAACTATCCCCACAAATTTCTTTCATTTTTTCTGCTACTATACTTCTATTATGTATAACCTTATTATTAATAATCCATTCCCCACTCTTACCCCCTGGTTCCATCTGTCCAACATATATCCAATTAGTAGCTTGATATATATAACCATGATGATTTTTATTCGGGTCTGCAAATGAAACTAAAACACAAGGAGATGGCATCAATTTTATACATCTGCTGACAAAATAACTTAAAGCATTTTTTGGTAAATTATCTTCTGTTACTAATCTATTTAATTCATATAAATCATATGGTTCCCAAGCATTATGTTCCCTGTAACTAACACAATTACCAAAAGTACATACACCTACAAGTTCATTTTCCTTATATAATCCAAATGCATATTGTACTGGAGGTATTCTTTGAGCATAATGTTTCTTCAATAACCATGGTTTAACCTGTCTAAAAGGTACTGAATAAACTTCAAATTCTTCTTTTATACTCAAATTATGTAACCTCCTATGTTAAAATAGCCTTTGTTGTTTATATATATCTTTGCTTGTATCATAATTTGTATTTTCTTCTTTAGGATAAGGTTTTTCTTCATAATCAAAATATTTTTTCATTTCTCTTTTTTCTTTCTTATTACCTACAAAATAAAAATAACGATGTTTACCTTCTTTCCTACCAGATGGTACAATATAGTCTGGAATTTCCTTAACTGATGAAGTATCAAACATTTTATTTAAGGTTCTTCTATGTAATATCTTACCAGTCCTAGTATTCTTAAAAGTTCTTTCACTTGATGACTCTCCCGTATAAATCCAATTAGTAGCTTGGTATATGTAACCATGATGTCCATGATTAGGGTCTGCATAAGAAACTATAACCATAGGTGGAGGTAACCTTTTTAAACATTGACTGACAAAATAACTTAAAGCGTTTTTTGGTAAATTATCTTCTGTTATTAACCTGTTTAATTCCACAATTTCAAACTTTTCCGGCCACTTCTCTCTTAATTTTCTAGCATAAGAATTACCAAAAGTACACACTCCCACTATTTCTTTATCTTCATATAATCCAAAACTAAATCTTATAGGAGTCATCCTACCAGCATAATGTTTCTTAAGTATCCATGGTTCAGCTTGTTTTTGTGGTATAGTATGTACATTAAATCTTTCTTTAATCTTCAAAGACTACCCTCCTATGAAATTTTAATTTGGAGCGGGTGGGTTGGCGTTGCACCACCGCTTGGAAGCTGGACACTTCCAGTAGCCTTCTTCACCCGCATTTTACAGTCTGTTGTTTACTTCTATTTTGCAATCTGTGCAAATCTGAGCCCTTATATGAGGTTATGATGGCTATTATTGACGCTCTTAAGGGTAAACTATGGCTAAGCTAAATAATCGTCATCAGAAATCATCTTCAGAATGTTTTATAAATTCTGTAATTAAAATAGTTGTTCTTGTTCAGGTTTATTATCATCACTAATCATATCATAATATTTTTTACCAAAATGTCTTATCCTTTTATATGCAATATCAATATATTTTCTATTTAATTCAATACCTACAAAATTCTTTCCTTCCTGCAAACTAACTAATGCTGTTGTGCCTGCCCCCATAAATGGGTCTAATACTATTCCATCATCAGGACAGCCAGCTTTTATACAAGGTCTTATTAAATCAGGAGGATATACTGCAAAATGTGCTTCTGGAAATCCTTTTGTGGGTATTTCCCAAACATCTCTCTTGTTTCTACCTTTTAAGTTAATATGGTCTTTCATCTTATCACACTTAAATGCACCAGTATCAGAACCAGCTCTATTATAACCATCTTTAGGTGCTTTACTCTGAAGCCCATAATTATACCTTTCCAAAGATTCTTCTTTATGAGGTTCCCTAATCGCATCTTGGTCATAATAATATTGTCTTGACTTTGCAAGTAAAAATATATGTTCATGACTTGTTGTACATCTATCTTTAACTGATTCCGGCATCGGATTCTGTTTAAACCAAATTATGTCATTTCTTAAATACCAACCATCTTTTTGTAATGCAAAAGCTACACGCCATGGTATTCCCACAAGGTCTTTAGGTTTTAAACCAGGATATTCTTTTTCTGGTAAATCTACTGTTTCCGTTCCTTTCCCATGTTTTCTTCTACTAGGACTTG